AAACAGGTCAACGGTAATCTCGGCGTTGTTCGTGCCATCCACGTTCGACACGTAAAGCGCGTTCACCTTGAGAACCTTGCCGCTCGCGGCGCTGTTGGTGACAATCGCCGTAGCCGACGTGCCAACAGCCTGAACAGCCGTCTTGCCGTAGATCGCGGTGACGTTGACGATATTTGGCGCAGCCATTGGATTAGCCTCCGAACACGATGGTCATCGCAATCGCCTTTCCGGTGGTTGCGTAGTTGGGGTTGGTCGATTGCCATGTCGTGCCATTTGACACAAGCAAGTTTCCGTTTGCGCCAGACGACGTAAGGCCGGTGCCACCATTTGAAGGCTGCACAACACCAGACGTATTTGTGCCGGGAGCAAGGTTTGAAAGATTGCGAGCTGTCGTCATCGTTGTAACCCCTTTAGCCAATTATGGTGACGTAATTTCGGCCACCTGCTGAAGACACAACAGCCGTATAGCTAATCAGGATTGCTCCCTGAGCGCCAGCCCCACTATTTCCCGCCGTTGTATTTGCGGTTCCGCCAGAGCCGCCGCCGCCGCCATATAGACCGCCATTCCCGCCGGCTCCGCCCGTATTAGACCCTGTCGTTGAGGATGTTCCACCGCCGCCGCCGCCACCGCCTCCGGAACCAGCAAGCCCCAGAAAATCGACGCCATTACCTCCAGATCCGCCAGCAAATCCGTTTTGTGTAGAATCATTTGTTCCGCCACCACCACCGCCGCCGCCGCCAAGAACGCCGTCACTTCCAATTGTCGCTGGTGCTGTGTCATTTAGGCCGCCAGCCGAAAGAACAGCAATCCCTACGGACGGGCCGCCAAACCCGGCTCTCGCCGTTTTTGTTGTTCCACCCGCACCGGCGGTGCCCCCGCCTCCGCCGCCGCCATCGATAGCAACGCTGCCCACACCACCGTTCCCGCCGGCGTTTGTGGATGCGCCGGCAGATCCGCCGCCGCTACCAGATCCGCGCAATGACGCGCCACTAGTGCCGCCTGATCCTCCAGCAAACTTAGTTGTTCCATAACCGCTTGCCGTTACGCCGCCAGCTCCACCAGCCGTAGTTGTGCCAGCGGACCCACCTTTAGCAAGAACGCCTGTCGTGGTTGATGTCGGTGCGGTATTTGAAGAAGTTCGAGATGACGTGTTCCAGTTAATCCATGTATCGCCACCGGAAGCTCCGTTGGAGTTTACGGTTGTTTGAGCCGCGCCACCGCTGCCGATAGAATAATAAACAGTGCTATTCGGAAGAAAGTTTAGCGAGCTTTGAGAGAAAGCGCCGCCGCCGCCGCCACCTGACGAGTTATTTGCACCAACATTTGGTTTTGCACCAGACGCTCCGCCACCGATAGCAGCCACGGTTGCATTCACAGTGCCGTCAAGGTCAGAAGGTGTGTTCCACGAGGAGCCAGATGTCAAAACCTTGTTGCGGGCGGTGCTATAGATGTAGGTGATGACGATGCCGCCGGCGGCGCCGTTGCCAGCGTTGCCCGATGTTGAGCCGCTTCCACCGCCAGCGCCACCGCCACCAAACAGGCCACCAGCTCCGCCAAGGCCGCCTGTTGCCCCAGCAAAATTGGTTGCGCCGCCACCGCCGCCGCCACCGCCCGCGCCATACAAGGAGGCAAAAGACGTTCCCGCGCCGCCCGCGCCGCCAGTCGCGCCGCCTGCCGTCGTGGAGGGGCCGCCACCACCACCGCCGGAGCCGTTCGATCCCGCGCCGCCTGTAGTTCCGACGCCGCCGCCGGTGCCGCCAGTGCCTGCGGTGCCCGAATAATTCGTGCCGCCGTTGCCGCCGGTTGTGGTGTTGCCGCCCGATCCTGCCGTTCCGTTGCCCGTGCCACCGCCGCCGGAGCCACCCGTGACGCCCGATGCGCCGTTTGCGCCCGCCTTGCCGACCGCGATGTCAGAGCCTGCGCCACCGCCTGAGCCGCCGCCGCCCGTCGATCCAGCAACCGATCCGCCCGCGCCGCCAGCAAAAAGAACGGCTCCGATGCTGTTAGCGGTCGTTCCGCCCGCACCCGGACCTGTAGTTGTTCCAGCGCCGCCGCCGGCAGATTTAACGCCAAGGCCACCGAAGGTCGGCGCAGATGCAGAGCTTGAACGAGTTAAGAGATTCCAATTTATCCAAGTGTCGCCACCAGCAGTTCCGTTGGTTGAGACAGTCGTTGCGCCAACACCTGCCGCTCCAATCGCAATGTTAACAACATCATTTGCAACGAAATTGAGCATGAAGTTCTGCGCGTAGGCCGAACCGCCACCAGCCGCGCCGTTTCGCGTAGCCGCAAGGCGAGAGCCACCGCCACCACCGCCCCACAGATGCGCGACGGCAACCGTGTTTGGAGCCATGTCTTCAGGCACGGTCCATGTGCTGCCGCTGGTGATAACAACCGTTTTACGCTGTGTCGTGGCGTAATAAATAATAACACAACCACGACCGCCGGCGCCGCCATTGCCGGGAGACGCGCTCCCTCCGCCTCCAGCTCCACCGCCTCCATAGAGGCCGCCCTGACCGCCGATTCCAGCCGATCCGTTTCCGCCACCGCCACCACCGCCGCCGGACCCAACTAAGGACCCGGTAAAAAGGAGATATTCGGCTCCATCTCCACCATTACTGCCAGCAATTCCATTAGCTGTTCCACCACCGCCGCCACCTCCAGCGACACCAGCAGTTGGAGAAAATCCAGAAGTTGCGAATCCTCCCGTTGATTGCAGCAAGCTAGAACCGGGGCCTCCAAAACTTGCAGCAGGAGCCCCACCAGAACCAGCTCCAAGCCCGCCAAATGAGGACGACGCAGAGCCTCCACTTCCAGCGGTGTACCCATTTCCCCAGATCGTGGCCGCAGAGCCGCCGCCGCCACCGGATCCTGCGTTAGCCAACGCAGTATTGCCCGATGTGCCCCCCGTGCCTCCCGAATACACGATAGAACCAAATCCAGAAGCTGAAGACCCGCCAACACCGCCAATGGTAAAAAATGTTCCAGTGGCGATTGCTCCACCTTTTGCAAGAATGCCTGCGGTTGCAGACCCCGGCGCTGTGTTAGAGCTTGATTGCGTGGAGCTGTTCCAGTTGATCCAACTGTCGCCACCTGCGGTTCCAGATCCGCCTGCTGTTCCGCCGGATCCAGCCGAGCCAACCGTATAATAAACTGTTCCACCAGTCGCGTTGAACGTCAGGAGACTGGAAGAAAGAGCTCCGCCTCCGCCGCCGCCGCCGCCCGCGCGCGTGGATGATGCTCCACCAGCTCCGCCGCCGATGCAGATCACGCGGACAGGAATCGTCACATCGAGATCGGCAGGAACGGTCCACGTACCTGCGCCAGCGGTGTCAAGAAGGACGCCCTTGTAGGCCATTACGCGGGAACCTCTTCTGCCGGCGCGCTGAACGTGTTGCTCACATGATCATAAATCCAGCCCATGTCGCAGAAAACGTCCTGCACATTGACGATGAAACAACCGTCGGGCGCGATGGATTCATCATCCGCGACGACCATGTTCTCAACCACGTTGTCAGACAGTCTCACAACAGCAGCTCTGTAGATCATGCTCTCGTAACCTTCAATGCAACCGTCACACGAGTGACGGTACTGGCGCTGTCTACATAAAACTCAAGGATGTCGCCCGCAGCGATGGACGTTGTCCATGTCGAGAGCGACGTATCTTGGTTCTTCGTTGCTGAAGATAGCGTCGGCTTCTCGCTCCCGGCAATACTCGTCGTGGTCGGGAAAGCCGAATAAGTAGCCCTCTTCACATCAACTACGACACTGCCAGACTGGTCAGCAACTATAGTCCATGAGTCAACGGTGCAGGCAAACGAGACCTCCAAATAGCCCTTGCTACCAGTTGTAATGGCAGACCCACCACCGTCGATAATCAGCTCAACGGTGCTGACCACATTTGGTCCGGTCGGGCCAGTAGCGCCCGTGGGGCCGATGCTGCCCGTTGGCCCAGTTGGTCCGGCTGCTCCAGCAGCTCCTGCTGCTCCGGTCGGGCCAGTAGCGCCTACGGAACCAGCCGATCCTGTGGGTCCGGTAGCTCCGGTCGATCCGGTGGGGCCCGTAGGTCCCGGAACGGTTGACGCATCGCCCGTCGGGCCGGTTGCGCCAGTAGGTCCAGTCGGACCAATTCCGCTCGCACCCGTCGGGCCTGTGGCTCCTGTCGGACCCGTCACACCGAGCGATCCGACGACAAGCGAGATGAACTCAACGATGTCGCCGGCGACGCAAGGCGAAGCAAGCACTACATCAGTCCCGCTTGTTGCAGTGTAATCGGTGTCGTTCAGGAGTACGCCGTTGACGAACACCTGCACGTTCGGTGGCGTGTAGGTCACAGAGAACGTCGTCTGACCGCCAGTCGCTGTATAAGAGACGCGGTTATAACTTGCGGTTCCCGTTGGCCCAGTTGGGCCAGCCAAGCCGGTCGCGCCAGTTGGGCCTGTGGCTCCAACAGATCCCGTTGGCCCAGTCGGGCCAATTGCTCCGGTAGACCCGGTTGGCCCTGTCGGCCCAGTTGATCCCGTAGGTCCAGTGGGTCCAGATACATTGTAGGCGAGAGTCGTAACAATGTGCGACTGAGTGCCGTCGCGCATAAGCAAGCTTGCGGTAGGCGTACCGCTTTGAGCTTGCACATAAACATTCACCAGTAACCTGCTCGATACGCTCGCGAGCGTGGCCGATGGCACATAGAGGTTATATTCGAGCAGAGATGCAGTCGATGTGCTAACAGGCGTTCCAGAAGCATAGTTTCCGGTAGCCAATGTTTGCAAAACGGTTGTGCCGTTAGACGCTACTTCTTGAAGTTCTGTCCAAAAACGGAATGTGCTTCCGCCGGCCTGATGTTTTAACCAACCGTGCAGCGTCCAAAGACCACCGACGAATGACGTGTTGTTAGGGACTCCCGCGGCGGTAACGAATGAGCCGAGGAGCACAGGAGAAGCGGCGGTGGTGCCAATAGAGAGATCAGTTTGAGCGCCAGAATTTGGCACCACAATTAGATCATAGGCTTGCGGACCAGTAGCGGTTGCGCCATCAAGGAAAAGCGTCAGTCCGGTAGATTGACCAGCCGCCCCAGTTGGGCCCGTCGGGCCAATGTCGCCAGTTGGGCCCGTCGGGCCAATCGAGCCGGTAGATCCGGTGGGGCCAGTTGGGCCGACAGAGCCAGCGTTTCCGGTCGGCCCGGTTGGGCCCTCAAGCGCAACGGGACCTGTATCCGTCCACGTTGAGCCGTTCCACACCCACAAATGCGATGTGTCGGTCGTGACGTATGCGTCTCCAGAGGCCCCGCCGTAGGAAGACGGATACCCCGGCAACGAAGTCGCCGTAGCGACGGTGCCTTTGTAAGAAATGCCTCCGCCAGCCGCGCCGGTAGGACCAGTTCCGCCGGTGGGACCGGTTGGACCTGCGACGGTCGAGGCAGCGCCTGTAGGACCAGTCGGTCCCGTGGCTCCAATAGATCCAGTTGGGCCAGTTGCGCCGACACTCCCCGTTGGGCCAGTAGGGCCCGCAGCGCCGGTCGATCCCGTTGACCCCGTTGGCCCAGTGGGTCCAAGAGCTCCAGAAGATCCCGTAGGGCCAGTAGGGCCCGCAGCGCCCGTGGGGCCAGTTGCGCCAGTCGCGCCAGTAGACCCGGTTGGGCCGGTTGGGCCGGTAGCGCCGGTCGTTCCGGTCGGACCCGTTGGGCCGATCACGACGCCGTTGTTGTTCCAGATCGTGCCGTTCCAAATCCAGAGGTCGCTGGTGTCGGAGGTTACATAGGCATCGCCGACCGCGCCGGTGTATGACGTAGGATAGCCGGGAAGGGACGCGGCGGTCGCCACGACGCCCTTGTAGGTGATGCCTTCGCCTTGCGGGCCGGTTGCACCCTGCGGGCCGGTAGGCCCAAGAGGACCTGTGGGCCCAGTGGGCCCGATATATTGGAGAAACTGACCAAATGAAGCGCGCTTCGTGACGCCATTCTGGACAACGATAGTCGTATCCTGAGCGGTCGGCGTGTCAGCAAGCGGGAGGCCGGTTATCGGGGTCGGGACTAGGTTTGAAGGGACGCTCATGGCACCAAGTATCCTCCGCCCTCTTCAGTAATGATGAAGTAATCGTCCTCTTCGTCCACAAGGCCGGCGGGGGCCGTCGTGATCGAAACGTCAGGACGCGGGAACTCTAGCGTGATCTTCTCGGGCTGGCGAGCCGCAAGACGATACGGATCGAAGTCGTCAAGATCTGCTTCACACACGCGCAAGCCGGGGAAGTTCGGATCGCTCATCAGGTCATCGAGCGAGAACTTTCTCTGACAGCGGCCACAGATTCCTATGCCGTAAGTTGATTTGCCGCGAGGGTCATAGAAAACGCCCATGCGTCACCTCGTGTATGGAGAGATGTTCGCAGCAAAGTAGATCGGCGAGTTGTCGCGCTCCTCATCCTGAGCAAGGCGCAAAGCCTCATCGGCAGTGCCCTTAATGGACACCAGCAAGCCCGGATCGAGCTCCGGCAGCTCCTGCGCCAAGCGCCATGATAACTGCCAAACAATCGCCTCATACCAGCGCTGCGGGATATCGAGCGTCTCAGTCATCGTGCCAACGTCCATGATGTAACGCTGACGCCAGATGATCAACTGAGCGAAGATGGAACCCGTGTTCGTAACGGGCCAGATCCGCATAATCGGAATATCACGCTGACGGTCAAACCAATACTGGAGCGGACGCCCAAGGAACGTCTTATTCGGAAGGTTCGTCCAGTCATCACGATTTAGGCGAGCAAGCGGAATTTCAGTTGGATTGTTTGCCGGGTAAAACTCGGTGACATTAAGCGTTGCGCCGCCCGTTTCCCTCATTCGGAAATAGTCAGCCGGCTGATTGCCGTCTATGTCGTACCACTGCCATTGACCAGCAACATACGCCGTTGAACCCGGAGCAAGAACAGTCGTCCAAGTAGAATTATCGTTTGATCTCTCAAAGACGATGTTGAAGTTGCCCGATGTCGCCATCATCACGCCAACGGTCGTAACCTGAACACCGTTGTTCGCGCCATAATAGACGGTGAGGTTTCCGTTCGCCGCATTCTGAGCGCAGGATGTATCGAGATTGTCGTCGAAGGCATAATTCGTAATGCCGCCGGCAGAAGACGTTTGCTGAACGCCATTCTGGCGAGACAACCAACGATAGTTTGAATTGAGAATATCGACAGTTCCATTCGGCGTAGGGATCGCTGCCTGACCGTAATAAAGCGGCAAGATCTCGCGCTGAATGCACCAAAGAGGGAATCCTTGGTTAGCAAGCGAAGACAACATCAAGTAGAGGTTGTCTTTCGCCGTGTCGATCATCTCAGAAGAGATCTGCTGCGGCTGCAAGCGGCACCGCCGGAAGGCGTGATCGATCACCTTCCGGGTCTGAAAGACAGTCGTAGATACGGTGCCGGATACAGTCATTTCAGCACTTGCCCTTCGTCATGCCGCCCCGCTTCATCATAGAGGGAGCATTCTCAGGTTTAGCAGCCGAGGCAGCCTTCGCCATCATAGCACGAATGCGCCCGACGTTGGGCTTGCCGGGACGAGATTCGCCGATGCCGACACCCATTTTAGCCGCCGCAGGAGCCGCAGCCTCCATCGAGGGCGACTGAATCATTGGCGTGCGAGAGGCCACCGGGACGGCCTTTGCACGCTCCATGCTCGGCGTCCTCGGGGCGATCTTCATGCTCTGAAGAGGGCTCTGAACGCCGCCACCGCTTTTCATGGCGCGGGCCTCGGGCTTTACCATCTTCTTGATGAGAGCTTTATCCATCGCCTCGTCAGGGTGCTTGGCAGCGCCGCCCTTCTTATACTCAGGATAATTTTTATAGGGTTCCGCTTCTTTACGCGCGTAATCGGCCTGTTTCTTGGCAACGTCTGCACGATCTTGAGCGCGAGAAAACGCGCTGCCGCGAGCGTTCTTTTTGTCAAATTCTTTCTGGAACTCAACACGCTCATAGTCTTGTTTTTGACGATTATACATTGCAGCGCGCGCAGATTCGCTCATCTTTGCATTAGCGGCATCACTAGGCACCATATAACGCCCTTGGTTCCCCCCCTCGGGATACATCGACTTCAAATAATCAGAATTGTCATCTTCCTCAAATTGACCGCCTTTTTTCATTTTCCGGGCTTCCGGTTTCACCATTTTCTTGATGAGGGCCTTATCCATAGCCTCGTCGGGGTGCTTCGCCATCCCGCCCGTAGCCTTCTTGGTCTTGCCAGCCTCGCTGAGGGCGATGGCGATGGCCTGCTTCGGGTTCTTCACGACCGGGCCATCCTTGCCCGAGTGAAGTTCGCCAGCCTTGTACTCCTTCATGACCTTGCCGATCTTCTTCTGGGCCTTGGTCATGCCGCCTTTGGCGTATCCGCGCTCCATGCGCTTGAGCTGCTCGGCGTCATAAAGATCGGAGGCCTCGATATCGCGCGGGGCTTCTTTCTTCTTCGGAGCGGGAGCTGCCTTCTTCTTGCCGTAGGTGCCGCTCTGGATCGGAGAGCGCTCCTCGAGCTGGCGCATGTATTCGTCCTGATCGACGTAAGAACCCTGAGCCTTCTTCATAGGAGGCTTCTTCGGCATACCGACGCCAATGACAACCATGAGGCCTTTGCCCTTAGCCTTGGGCGCGCTGTCCTTAACCTCGCCGCCCTTGGCGTACATCTGGCCCGTAACCTTAGTCGCGCTCTTGGTGTAACCAGAGGCCGCGGGAAACTCGAAATCTTTCACGTAACGAACGGCCATTTTATTTCTCCTTGCGGCGACGAGCGATGGCCGCGTTGTCAACGAGATTCGGGTAAGGACGGCCAGCCGCGGTAGCGCGAGCCTTAGCAGCCGTCTTTTGCTTTGAGGTGAGAGGCTTTGAATTGCCGGGAGAAGGATCTTTCTTCTTCCAGAACGGCTTTGCCGCCCCGCCGCGAGCGTATGGGCGAACAAACTGCCTGCCGGCAGATCCACTAAACCCGGCATCTTCAGGGAAAGAGAACTCTCCGTATTTGACGCCCTTAGTCATGTCAGCAATCCCACTTGCGGAGAGACTTGTTGATCCGGCTATTCGGATCTCTCGCCGTCTCCGACGAGGTCAGTTTAGCCTTCATGCCTTTCATGCGAGCGCAGAAAGACGCCCGACGGCCAGCAGCCTTCGGGCTCTTAGAAGCCTGCTCTTTAGAGACCGGAGGCTTGATGTCATGCCCTTGGGCGCGCAGAGAAGCCCGGCCCTTGGCGTTTAAGCCGCCCTCCGGGTTCTTGCCCTCAGAGCGAGTCCATGCGCCGCCCGTTGATTTGTAGACCGGGGTGAACCCGCCTTTGGCAAAGCACCAGTCTTTCATGGATCACCCGTAGGTCTTGATGCACTCCAGAACAATCGCATAAGACTCACCCGGCGAATTTCCGACAGTCGTGAACGCGATGTCGCCAGTCTTACCAGCTCCAGCGTTGTTCGTGACGCCGCCAAACGTCGAGAAATCCATGTGATAGTTGGTGTCAGGCGGGATCACCCACGCCAACACGTCAGTCGTGGCATCCCACAGTATGTTAATCGCCATGCCGTGAGCGGTTGACCAGATCTTGTTGATCTTAACTCCCGTGCATGGCTGGCCTGCGGCATTGGAAGAAAGGGTTGACACATCAACCTTCACAACCGCGCTCTCGCCGGTCCCGTCAGACACGTTAGTGAACTTTTGAATAACCAGACGCTCGCCGTCGAGCAGAGTCTGGGACGTTACAGCATCAGCCATTTATCCCTCCTAATAGGTTGTGGAGGGCGGAGCCGTAGCCCCGCCCATAGCCCATTAGGCCGGCGTGACGCCAATCGCGCCCGTCTGCGTGGCGTTGGGGCCAGCCTGAAGGGCGGTCATGCCCAGAGCCAGCACAAGGCGCCGCGTGCCGTCAGCAGCGCTCGACGGGGCGTAGGTGCCACGCACGTCGCCGGTCGTAGCCGTCGCCGTCGCCGTATCAGCCGCCACAAAGGTGCCAGCGTCATCGGCAAGGGCTCCAGCCCAACCGCTGCGGAGGATGTAGCCAGCGTCCGTCACGCGATAGGGCAGGCCAAAGATGTCTTCGCTGCCAACGGTCAGGTTGCCGGCAAGCGCCGCCGAGACCGCCACATTGGTGATCGTCTTGAACGCCTTCTCTCCGGCCACCGCAGTGGTTCCGTTAAGAGCAATCGTCTCCGTCTGAGCCTGACCCCAGTAGTCGGTGCCGGTCACAGTGACGGTCTGCGTGGTGTCAGCGGCATTGGTGCTGTCCACGTTGACCGCGCGGGCCACATCGAGGGTAGCCACGCCGCCAGAAGCAGAAGCGCCATTGATCGTGGCGTTCGCGGCTCCAGCAATCGCCTGAGCAGCGCACACCGCAGTGGCGGACTTCGTCGCCGGAACGATGTCAAAGATGTACACGCGGCCCAGCGGGCCAACGCCAGCGAAAACACGACCGGGGCCAGCGTAAGAGTTGCCCTGCGGGCCGGTAGCTGCGCCGAGCCAAAGATCGTCGGAAAACTGCGTCATGGTGGTCTCCTTCTTGAAAAGTTTGACCGAGTTTCGAGGATTTCATTCTCACATAAAACAAGGGGGCGGTCCAGCCGCCCCCTTGCCTTGATGTCGGTCG